GATAATAATACAAATGATTTAAACCCTGGAGATTATACTGCTATGGAAAACGGTACAAACCCACTTGAAATAGGCGCACAAACAGTCGGGAGTAAGTTTAGTAATGGCCAAATAGACCAAGTAACTATTTTTGATTATGCACTTTCACAAGACCAAGTAACTCAACTTGGGGCAGAGGGTTATGCTTTTAATTTTATACCTAATGACTATATAGATTTAGGAACTACCACCGCTTATGACACAGGTGATTTATCTGCTGCTATTTGGGTTAATGCTTCAAGCTCAAGAACAAGTACTATTTATGCTTTTAGTAACTCTGGCTCTCCTGCATTTGCTGGTTTTGACTTTGTAATATACACCAACAACGAAATAAGAATTAGAAGAAGTACAACAACCAAAAGCAATACAACAAACCAGATAAACATAGGTTTTGTAAGCGACACTTGGCAACATCTAGCTCTTACTTATAGTGAGTCAACAAACACTTTAAAGGTGTTTTTAAACGGAGTGCTTAAAGCCACTAATGTAGGAACTAATCAAACAAACACAGCTAGTAAAAAATTAACAATAGGCTCATATAAAGGAGCAAGTGCTTTTTTTGATGGTGAACTTTCTAATGCTCAAGTACTTAACTCAAAACTTGAGGATTCTGAAATAGCAACTCTTTACAATAATGGTAAACCACTAGCAGATATGTCTTCATTTACCTCCTTACAAGGGTGGTGGAAATTAGATGATACAGCTACTTTTAATTCTAGCACAAGTGTTTGGACTATTCCTGATGACAGCTCTAATTCAAATAATGGAACAAGTGTTGGTATGAACGCATCTAACTTAGTTGCAAGTAATATAAATGGAGAGCTTATAGCAAATCCAATGATAACTAGCCCTAAACCTATAGCTTACTATCAATTAGGTGATCAATCAGCATACAACGGATCTAACTATCTTGTACCAAATAATAGTTTAAGTGACTATAATCTTAAATGGGTCAAAAACAACTCATCATACAATGCAGGAGATAGTATTAATATTCCAGGAATTAATAAAGCTTTAGCTGGAGCTACAAGTATGAGTATGACTTTCTGGGTGTATCTTGATCCAGCAGTATATCCTAATGGTATAGTTTTTAGAATGAACAACTCTCCCGGGTATATGTCTTTTAGTTTTGTTAGATATGGCAACAGTAGAGGCCCAGTTTGGGTATGGTCAATTGGCGATGGAACTAATGTTTCTGGACCAGCCGGATCAAAAAATGTTGTAAGAAAACCAAATTTTTACAACTCTGATTTCGTTTCATCTCCCACAGGTGGTAGCAATATCTGGTGGAATATAACATGTACTTGGGATGGTTCTACTATGAAAGTTTATAGAAATGCGGTAACACAATCGAGCCGATGGGGAACATACACTGGAACTATACCAAGTTCTACTAATGCTACAGCTTTTTTAGGGGCTACTAAGGTGGGATCAAACTCAAGCGTGGCAAATGAATTATTTTTGAATGGAAGACTTTCAAATGTCGCTTTTTGGAGAAATTACACTTTAACACAAGATGAGGCTACAGAAGTTTACAACAATGGAGCTCCACTTGATTTAAATAGTTTTTCAGGAGCTGCACCTGAAGCTTGGTATAAACTTGATTCTTCTGAAATTTTTAATAATGCAAGTACAGAGTGGAGTGTAGACAACAACGCATATCCTTCTGTTTACAAAAGTTCTTTAAATTTTAATGGAAATGATTATATAAATTGTGGCACAGGTAGTAGATTTAACATAGATCAAATAACTATTTCAGCTTGGGTTAAAAGAAATTCTTCAATAGGTAATTATGCAGTTGCCGCAGGAGTTAGAAACACTAATAATGGCCCAAGTCCTTATATAATCAATTTATCAACTGCATCATCTAAATTAATTAAGTTTGTAATAACTCAATCAAACTCTACAGGAATAATAGTAAATAGTAATACTTTAATTGAAGATGACATTTGGTATCACGTGGTAGGTGTAGCTGATGGTAGTAATGTTCTAATATATGTAAATGGAGATTTACAAACAGACCAAAAAACTTATGACGGCACTATTATTTCTCCAACTCAAAATTTTAATATAGGTAGACAACCGTCAGCATCTACTTATTATTGGAATGGTGAATTATCAAATGTAGCTGTTTTTGACACGGGTCTATCACTGTCACAAGTAGAAACTCTTTACAACAATGGAACCCCAGAGGCTTCAATAAGTCATTCACCATTATCCTGGTGGAAACTTGATAATACTACTACAGGTATTCAAGACTCTGCTGGTTCTAATGATGGAACTAGCAACGGAGCTACGGAATATGCTGGCTTTGTTAATTCTTTAGCTGGTGAAAGTTCAAATATGGATTCATCTAACTTAGTTGTAAGCGACTTACAGCAGACATCTGGTTATAGTCCGTACGCATTAAGTCTAGATGGGATTAATGATGTTCTTACAATACAAAATAGCTCTACTTTCAATTTAGGAACTGCTTTTGCTATAAGCGGTTGGTTTAATTTTAGTTCTAACAAATATCAAGGACTTATTAGTTTTGATGCTACAAGTGGCGGTTCACCTAGAGGTTGGTTTTTATTTCAAATACCAACTAATAATGAGATTAGATTTTTTGATGGAACTAATACTCGTACTTTAAAAACATCATATACAACTACTAACCAATGGGATAGTTTTATAATAACTTATGATGGAACAGATTTAGTTTTTTATATAAACGGAAATCAAGAAAGCACTCAAGCAGTTTCAGTTGATTTACAAACCAATGGAAATGATGGTCAAATAGGAAACAATCAATATGCTTCTGGTAGATTTTTTGATGGTAAGGTTTCAAATATTGCTCTTTGGAATGTTGGGTTATCTTCTACACAAGTAACAGAAATCTATAACGAAGGCGTTCCAAGTAACTTGCATAATTTCTCAGGAACTGCTCCAGTTTCTTGGTGGCAATTAGGAAGTAATAGTTCCTACAACTCAAGTGCTAATACTTGGACTTGTTTAGATGAGATTGGAACTAACAATGCAGTAAGTGCTGGTAATATGACAAATGATGATATTGTAGATGGTGTTGGATATTCAGCAAGTGGTTTAGGAAGTAGTTCAATAGATATTAAAGGAGATGCACCGTATAGCACAGCAAATGGATTATCTGAAAATATGGATGTATTAGATAGAACATTAGACACTCCTATTAGAAACACTCATTCTCTTGAGTTAGATGGAGTTGATGATCATGTTTCATTTTCTCAAACATTTTTTGCTTCTAATTATGAAGTAAGTTATTCATTTTGGGTTAAGCCTGATACATATGTAGATACTATAGGGTATCTTATAGGTGGTACTTCTAATTTAGCTGGTGGTATTGGATATAGTCAAGGGTATAATGCTGGAAGTTATTCACCTGGAAGAGTTTTATATTATACTGGCCAAGGTGTTACTTATACAAATGCTTATTTAACAGAAAATGTTTGGAATAATTTAGTTGTAACTTTTGGTAATCCAAGTACTTCATCTAACAGAGTTATGAAAGTGTATAAAAATGGAGTTTTACAAAGCACACACACGGGAGGTTTCTTCGGAACTTATTCACAGATATTTAATATTATAGGTAAAGCGTGGGCTAATCCTGTTAACGGTAAGATGGATGAAGTAGCTATATTTAGCTCAGAATTAAGCGCACCACAAGTTGCTTCCATTTATAACAATGGTACTCCAGGCAATATTTTACCTTTAAATCCAGCATTATGGTATAGATTCGAGTCAACTACAGATAATAATGGAGTAATTGAAGTCTCAGACGATTCTGGAAATGGAAAAACAGGTGAGTTAAAAAATGGAGCAAGTTTATCAACAGTAGTTCCTTAAAATTAAAAAATGAGTGATTTAACATACAATACAATAGCAATAGCAGATTTAAACAATATTGACTTTACACAAGTAGAACAAACGAGTGTTGAAACAATTAGAAAGTCTATTGATGAGACTCAGTTTATTATTAAGTGGGAAACACAACCTAGTTTTATAACAGATAAAACAGTTGCACCTTTAGGAACTTATAACCATGCACAATGTATAGAGTTAATGGGAACAAGTTTTTGGAGTACGCCAGAACCTGAATAAATATTAAAATAAAAAAAATGAATAATAAAAGTTATATAGTAATTGAGTTGTCAGACACCAACTTAGTTTTGTTTTCTCAAGTTGACCAGCAAAGTGCACAATCAATGAGAAGAAATTTAGCAAACACTCAAGGTTTATTAAGTTATAGAGTAACTCCAAGTTTTGTTACGGACGGTAGCTTACCTATTGTTGGTGATGTAATGAATCAGACGGAAGCTTTAGCTTTAATGGCAACCGCGGCTTGGTCAGAGCCAGATCCTATTGATTAACTACTAAATGTAAAAAAAGATTATGAGTGGTAATATTCCTATAGATAACCCTGCTGTTAGAACTTATTGGATAGCTTATGGCAATGACTCAGAAGATGATGTCAAAAGTTATGGTTATGTAGATCCGCAACAAAAGCTTTATTGCAAGTGGTTTATAGATGAAACTATAGATGAAGATGAGTGGATAGCTGAGTTAGCTAAACATGGCATAGATCCATTTACACCAGATCCACCAAGAAGAAGAAAAAGAGTAAAACAAAAATCAAATCAAATTAAATCAAATGAAAATTAAAGAAGAAGAATTAAAATTAATTCAAGAGCAACAGAAAAAACTTAATGAATTAGTCCACAACATAGGTTTATTAGAAAGCCAGAAGCATGGGCTACTTCATGAGATAGCTGGAATTAATAAAGAAATAGAAGATTACAAGGAAGTATTAGAAGCTGAATATGGAGCTATCAATATTGACCTTGAAGATGGTAGTTACACTAAGATAGAAGAAAATGTCGAAAGTAATAAGGAAGATTAGTATAGGTTCTGACTATAAAAATGATGCGATGCATTATTCAACTGGTCAGGAAGTGTACGGCGGACATACTATTAGTGATATTCTATTTGAGGATAAAGACCAATCATATAATATTTTTATAACTAAAAATAATGAAGTCTTACCTTGGAAAAAGTTTAATGCTAACATGTCAATATCTGTAGAATACGATCTTAAGTATTAGTGAAAAGCTTATATTATTTTATTGTTAAACCATTTGAAGATAGGTATGACAATATACGACAAGTTGATGGTAATAACCTTATTATCAATACTGGTATTGAAGATCATAGATTTATTAGTAAAAAAGCTGTAGTAGTTTCAACTCCTGCAGCTTACACTACTAAAATAAATGTAGGAGATGAATTATATATCCACCATAATATATTTAGAAGATGGTATGATCAAAAAGGTAAAGAACGAAATAGCTCAACTCATTTTAAAGATGATTTATATTTTGTTGCGCCTGAACAAATCTATATGTACAATTTAAAACCACATTTAGATTATTGCTTTATAAAACCATTAAAAAACCAAAGCATCTTAGAGAACAGAAGAGAACAACCTAATGTTGGTATAGTGAAATATTCTAATAAGTCCTTAGAAGCTCTAGGAATCACACCTGAAACACTTATTACGTTTACACCTAACTCTGAGTTTGAGTTTATTATAGAGGGTGAACGACTTTATTGTATGAAATCTAATGATATAGCTTTAACTCATGAATACCAAGGAAACGAAGAAGAAAATAATCCAAGCTGGGCAAAAAGCAGTTGAGGAACTTATTAAGGTAGCAAAAGAAAAGATTGTTGACTCAGACGATGATGTAAGCGCTGATAGATTAAAGAATGCTGCCGCAACAAAGAAACTAGCTATATTCGATGCTTTTGAAATACTTAATCGTATTCAACAAGAAGAAGATATGTTAAATGAAAAACCTAAAGAAGCTAAAGTAGAAAAAACTTTTAAAGGTTTTGCAGAAGGGAGAAGTAAGTGAGTTACAATCAAACCCTATGGAAAGAAATTAAGGACGTTGTAAATCCTAAGATATTAGCTAAAAACAATAGATTTAAAAAATGGGATTATGGTTATAATTCTGATTATGATTTTATAGTAATAAGTAAAACTGGAAAAATTGGACAAATCATTGAAATACAAAATCTCAGGATTGCTTTACCAGCAACAGATGAACCGTTTAAACGAAGTAAAGAAAAAGCGGAACAGTATTGGGAAAGACAAGAGTATCCAAAAGAATTAAGCAAAATTAAAAGCAGATTTGACTGGGAAGAATATCCAGCTGAGTTTAAAGAAAAGTGGTACGATTACATAGATGAAGAATTTAAAAGAAGAGAACAAGGTTACTGGTTCTATAACAACGGTACTCCTACTTATATTACTGGTACTCATTACATGTACTTACAATGGTCAAAGATCGACGTTGGAGCCCCTGATTTTAGAGAAGCAAATAGATTATTCTTTATATTTTGGGAAGCATGTAAAGCAGATACGAGATGTTACGGAATGTGCTACCTTAAAAACAGACGATCTGGATTTTCATTTATGTCCTCGGCAGAACTTGTTAACCAAGCAACAATATCTAGTGACTCCAGATTTGGTATACTCTCTAAATCTGGATCAGATGCTAAAAAAATGTTTACAGATAAAGTTGTCCCAATATCCGTTAACTATCCGTTTTTCTTCAAACCGATCCAGGACGGTATGGATCGTCCTAAAACAGAACTTGCATACAGAGTTCCAGCTTCGAAGCTTACTAGAAGGAAGCTTGAAAGCAATGAACAATTAAGAGAGCTAGACGGACTTGATACAACTATTGACTGGAAAAATACTGGTGACAACTCTTACGATGGTGAAAAGCTAAAGCTATTAGCTCATGATGAAAGTGGTAAATGGGAGAGGCCTGATAATATATTAAACAACTGGAGAGTTACAAAAACTACACTACGTCTAGGATCTAGAGTTGTAGGTAAATGTATGATGGGCTCAACTTCAAATGCTTTAGACAAAGGTGGAGACAACTTTAAAAAATTATACTACGCTTCAGACGTTACTAAAAGAAATAGAAACGGACAAACATCTTCTGGGCTCTATAGCTTGTTCATTCCTATGGAATGGAACTACGAAGGATTCATCGATACTTATGGACTACCTGTCTTCATTGGAGGCGAAGGTTCAGTCAAAGGAGTTGATGGTATTGAAATTAAAACGGGAGTTATTGAGCACTGGGAAAACGAAGTCGACGGCTTAAGGTCGGATCAAGATGGTTTAAATGAATATTACCGTCAATTTCCAAGAACTGAAGCTCATGCTTTTAGAGATGAAGCTAAAGATACTTTATTTAATTTAACTAGAATATACCAACAAATAGATTATAATATAGAGTTAAATAATATATCTTCAGTTACAAGAGGTAGTTTTATGTGGGAAAATGGAATTAAAGATACTAAAGTTTCTTTTATACCTAATAAAGATGGAAGATTCTTAATATCTTGGGTACCACCTAAAAACTTGCAAAACCGAGTGATTATAAATAATGGTACTAAATCTCCTGGTAATGAACATATTGGAGCTTTTGGTTGTGATAGTTATGATATAAGTGGCACTGTTGACGGTAAAGGATCTAACGGTGCTTTACATGGACTAACTAAATTCAGCATGGAAGATGCTCCTCCAAACCATTTCTTTCTAGAATACATATCAAGGCCTCAGACAGCTGAGATATTCTTTGAAGATGTGTTAATGGCTTTAGTATTTTATAGTATGCCTTTGCTTTGTGAAAATAACAAACCTAGGCTATTGTATTATTTAAAACGTAGAGGTTATAGAGGTTTTTCAATGAATCGTCCTGATAAAATTTGGAATAAACTTTCAACAACAGAAAAAGAAATAGGTGGTATACCTAATTCAAGTGAGGATATTAAACAAGCACACGCAGCAGCAATAGAATCTTATATAGAAACTTATGTAGGTGCTTTGCAAGAAGGATATGGAGATATGTATTTTCACAACACTTTAGAAGACTGGAGTAAATTTAATATAAACAACAGAACTAAGTACGATGCAACAATAAGTTCTGGTCTTGCTATAATGGCTTGCAATAAAAACAGGTATAGACCAACTCCTGAAAAAAATTATAAACCTATAAGTTTAGGTTTTAAAAGATACAATAACAACGGAGATGTTTCAAAAATAATAAAATAAATAAATGAATCAGATTTCTTATAATAATAATAGTTCGTTCCCAAGCCAGGTGGTACCTGATGCAGAGAAAGCTACTTTAGAATATGGTCTTGCTGTCGGTAGAGCTATAGAAGGAGAATGGTTTAGGAATTACAGAGGTGGTGCTGGTATGAGTGGTTATGCTACTAACTACGCCAACTACCATAGTTTAAGATTATACGCAAGAGGCGAACAACCTGTTCAAAAATATAAAGACGAATTAGCTATAAATGGTGATTTATCTTACTTAAATTTAGACTGGAAACCAGTTCCTGTTATATCCAAGTTTGTAGATATTGTTGTTAATGGCATGTCTCAAAGAAATTACGAAATAAAAGCTTTTGCAGTTGATCCTTTTTCAACTAATAAAAGAACAGAGTACGCTAAAGAGTTAATGCGTGATGTTAGAGAAAGAGATCTAATACAGCAATTAAGAGATACTTTAGGTGTTGAAATGCAAAGTAAAGCTAGTAAAGAATTAGGTTTAGAAAGTGAAGAAGAGTTACAATTGCATTTACAATTAGACTATAAGCAGTCTATAGAAATAGCTGAAGAAGAGGTTATAACTGATATACTTAATAGAAATAGATATGATTTAACAAGACGTAGGTTTTGTCAAGATTTAACTGTTTTAGGTATAGGTGCTGTAAAAACTAACTGGAACAAAGCGGAAGGCGTAGTTATAGACTACGTAGATCCTGCTGCTTTAGTTTATTCATATACAGAAGATCCTAATTTTGAAGATATATATTATGCTGGTGAAGTTAAATCAATATCTTTATCAGATTTAAAAATGCAGTTTCCTTATCTTACAGATCAAGAAATGGAGACTATACAAAAGTATCCTGGTAACTCTGAATATTTAAGAAACTGGAACGGTAGAAGTGATCAACAAACTGTTCAAGTAGTTTACTTTGAATATAAAACTTATTCAGATCAAGTATTTAAAATAAAAGAAACTAATACGGGTTTAGAAAAAGCATTAGAAAAGTCAGATACTTTTAATCCACCTAAAAACGACAAGTTTGATAGAGTATCTAGAACTATAGAAACTTTGTATAGTGGAGCTAAAATACTAGGGCATCCTATGATGTTAAAATGGGAGTTAGCTGAAAATATGACTAGACCTAGCGCTGATACTACTAAAGTGAAAATGAATTATAGTATATGTGCACCTAGAATGTACAAGGGTAAAATTGATTCATTAGTAAACCGTATAACTGGTTTTGCTGATATGATTCAATTAACTCATTTAAAAATACAACAAGTATTATCTAGAGTGGTTCCTGACGGTGTATACTTAGACATGGATGGCTTAGCAGAAGTAGATCTTGGTAATGGAACTAATTACAATCCAGCTGAAGCTTTGAATATGTATTTTCAAACAGGTTCCATTGTAGGTAGAAGTTTAACTCAAGATGGTGATCTAAATAGAGGTAAAGTTCCAATACAAGAATTACAGACTGGATCTGGTGGTGCTAAGATACAAAGCCTAATACAGACTTATCAATATTATTTACAAATGATAAGAGACGTAACGGGACTTAATGAAGCAAGAGATGGTAGTACTCCTGATAAAAATGCTTTAGTAGGGTTACAGAAATTAGCTGCTGCTAACTCAAACACTGCAACTAGACATTTACTACAAGCAATGTTATATCTTACGTCTAGAACATGTGAAAATGTATCATTAAGAGTTTCTGATTCTTTAGAGTTTCCATTTACTAGACAAGCTTTAGAAAATAGTATATCAAGATACAATGTAGCTACTTTAGATGAATTATCTGATTTAAACATACACGACTTTGGTATATTCTTAGAGCTAGAGCCTGATGAAGAAGAGAAACAAGTGTTAGAGCAAAATATTCAAATAGCTTTAAAAACTGGTGGTATTGATTTAGAAGATGCTATTGATTTAAGAGAGATTAATAATATTAAGCTTGCTAATCAAATGTTAAAGCAAAGAAGAAAAGCTAAACAAAAAAGAGACCAGCAAGCTGCACAAGCTAATATACAAGCTCAAGCTCAAGCAAATGCTGAGTCTAGTGAAAAAGCTGCTTTAGCTGAAATGCAAAAGCAACAAGCATTAGCAGAAACAGAAGTACAGGTTGAACAAGCTAAATCTCAGTTTGAGATTAATAAAATGCAACAAAAAGCAGAGATTGATAGACAGTTGTTAGAATTAAGGTATCAGTTTGATATGAAATTAAAACAAATGGAAACTCAGCAAATAGATGCAAAAGAAAAAATGATTGAAGATCGTAAAGACGAGAGAACTAGAATTCAAGCTACTCAACAAAGTAAAATGATTGACCAACGAAAAAACGATTTATTACCAACTGATTTTGAACAAAATCAACAAAACCCATTGCTAGGTTAATACTTAGTAATTATTATTAATTATTATATTATATTATGTCACAAAAAGAAGAAGTAAAGCCTTTAAAGGTTAAAGCTAAAAAGCCTTCTATAAAAACTAAATCAAACGAAACATATAAAGTAGATTTAGCTAACAAAGAAGAAAAAGAAGTCAAAGAAGAAATAAAAGAAGAAGTAAAAGATGCCGTTCAAACACAAGAAACAAATGATAGCGATGCTATTGTCGAAGAAAAGAAAGACGAGACAAGTAGCAAAGAAGTGGTTGAAGAAGTACGGTCCACCCAAGCTGAAACAGTAGAGTCTCCTATATTAGAAATAATAGAAGATGAAACTAAAAAAGTAGAGAACAAATATAAAGAAGCTGTAAGAGATGAAAAGGTTTTAGGAAAACAATTACCTGATAACATCGAAAAACTAGTTTCTTTTATGGAGGAAACAGGTGGTAATATTGAAGACTATGTTAGATTAAATAGAGATTATTCTAATATTGATGACAACGCTTTGCTTAAAGAATATTATAAAAACACTAAGTCACATCTTAATCAAGAAGAAATAGCTTTCATAATGGAAGATAATTTCTCGTATGATGAAGATATAGACGAAGAGCGAGATATAAAGAAAAAGAAACTTGCTTTTAAAGAAGAAATTGCAAAAGCCAAAAACTTTTTGGAAGAAACCAAGAGTAAGTATTACGACGAGATCAAGTTGAGACCGGGCGTTACTCAGGAACAACAAAGAGCTATGGATTTTTTCAATAGATACAACAAAGAACAACAAATAGCTGAAAAGCATCATGAGTCATTTAAAAATAAAACTAATGATTATTTCACTGATAATTTCGAAGGTTTCGATTTTGATTTAGGTGAAAAGAAATTTAGGTATAAAATATCAAATGCTAATGATGTCGCTGAAAAACAGTCAAACTTAAACACGTTTGTTAAGAAGTTCTTAAACAAAGAGGGAGAAGTTGTTGATACTGTAGGTTATCACAAAGCTATTTACGCTGCTGAAAATGCAGATACTATTGCTAATCATTTTTATGAGCAAGGCAAAGCCGATGCTGTAAAGAATATGATGGCTAAATCTAAGAATATAACAAATGAACCTAGGCCACAGGCTAATGGTGATATTTTTATTAATGGATTAAAAGTACGTGCAATCACTGGCGCAGATAGTTCTAAGTTGAAAATAAAAACAAAAAACAACAACAACTAAAAAATAAAAATTATGGGATTATCCGGAGGAGGCTTTCCAGCTTCTATTACTCCAATGCCTAACAAAGTCACTGTAGAAGGGAACTATATTAACTTCCAAGACGCAGCTGGCGGATTTAATGCGTGGGCACAACAATATCTACCTGAGCTTTACGAAGCAGAAGTAGAAAGATACGGAAACCGAACATTAGGTGGTTTCTTGAGAATGGTTGGCGCTGAAATGCCAATGACATCTGATCAAGTTATTTGGTCTGAGCAAAATAGATTACACGTTGCTTATGACTCTGTAACTGTTGTAGCAGTCGCTGATCCAGTATATACAGTAACTATTGCTTTGCCCGCTGGTCAAGCTACAGGTGCTGTAAGGATTGGTAATACAATTTTAGTTTCTGATAATGCTACTGGATTAGTTACTGCTAAACTTTTAGTAACTAACGTAGGTGGTGCTACTTCAAATGAGTTAACTTGTACTAGCTATGAAGGGGCTACTTTAGTAGGTGGTGCTTTAATTAGTGCTGATAACAGTTTATTCGTTTATGGTTCTGAATTTGGAAAAGGAACAAGTGGTATGGCTGGAGCTATTACTCCTACCGCTAAAACTTTCACTAATTCTCCAATTATCCTTAAAGATAATTATGAACTAAGTGGATCTGACGTTGCTCAAATTGGTTGGATTGAAGTATCTACTGAAGATGGTCAATCTGGTTACTTATGGTATCTAAAAGCTGAATCTGAAACAAGATTAAGATTTGAAGATTACCTTGAAATGTCAATGGTAGAAGGTATTAAAATGGCTACTGCTGATAAAACTTTTGATGGTAGTGTATTTGCTGCTGGAGATCAAGTTATAAAAGGTACTGAAGGTTTATTTGCTGCTATCGAAGATAGAGGTAATATATATTCTGGATTTGCTGGTGCTGCTGCTCCTGGTTCAGGTGCTTTAGCTGATTTCGATGAAATCCTTAAGCAACTAGATAAGCAAGGTGCTATTGAAGAGAACATGTTATTTTTATCTAGAGCTACTGCTCTTGATTTTGATGATATGATTGCTGCTGTTAACGGAGCTTATGCTTCTAAGCAAGCTGCTTCTTATGGTCTTTTTGACAATGACGGAGATATGGCATTAAACTTTGGATTTTCAGGTTTTAGAAGAGGTTCTTATGACTTCTATAAAACTGATTGGAAATATTTAAATGATGCTACTACTAGAGGTTTAGATAATGAGATTGATGGTGTAATGGTTCCTGCTGGAACAACTACAGTGTACGATCAAATGTTAGGATCAAACATCAGACGTCCTTTCTTACATGTAAGATATAGAGCTTCTGAAACTGAAGATAGAAAGATGAAATCTTGGATCACTGGTTCAGTTGGTGGAGCTTACACTTCTGATCTTGATGTTATGAGAGTTAATTTCTTATCTGAAAGATGTTTAGTAACTCAAGCTGCTAATAACTTCGTGTTATTTAAAGGAGCTTAATTAATTATTAACATTTAAAAAAAATAAGAAAAATGGGATATATAAAATTTTATGACGCTGCATTTGGTGGAGACCAAATAATTTTTTTAGGTAATGCTATTAAAATTGATTCGACCACTAATGATTGCTCTATTACTTACGGGCTATTAGCTAGTGATGACAGTGCAATCTCGTTGATAATTTATTCAACTGGAAATGGATCTGCTATACGAGCTAAAATTATAGAAGCTATAGGTAAAGTAGATGGTGGAGGTATTACAACTATAGATATGAGTGATACTGCTACTACACAAGCATCAGAGCTTAACGGCATCGCTTAAGTAAAACAAAAACAATAAGATCCCGCTTCGGCGGGGTCTTTTTTAATTATTATATTATATTATATTATGGAAACAAAAGAAAAAAAAGCTCCTGCTCCCAAGCAAGAGGTTAAAAAAGATACTTGGGAATATAAAGATAGAAATTACTTTCTATTAGGTAGTAAAATGCCTTTAACCTATACTATAACATCTAGACACTCTAGAAGATACCCTTGTGTTTGGTTTGATAAGGATTTAGGTTACGAAAGAGAATTAAGATATGCTACTAATCAAAAAAGCATATTTGTAGACGAACAACAAGGTTCAGCCACTTTAAAACATATTGTCTTTGAAAAAGGCCATTTAATGGTTAAAAAAGAGCAAAGAAACTTACAAGAGTTTCTAGCTAAACACCCACATAATGGTCTTTTATTCAAAGAGTTCGATGCAGTTGCTAAAGCAGTTGATGAATACGAAGACTTAGAAATAGAATTAGAAGCAATGAACGCTGCTAAAACAATGGATATAGATCAATTAGAAGCTATATTAAGAGTTGAACTAGGTTCAAGCGTTGCTAATCTTTCAAGTAAAGAATTAAAAAGAGATGGATTACTTTTTGCTAAAAACAATCCTGCACTTTTTATTAGTTTAGCACAAGATGAAAATGTTGTAATTAGAAACTTTGCTATAAGAGCTGTTGAAGAGAATATAATTAAACTTGACAGTGATCAAAGAACATTTAAATGGGCTGCTAATGGTCGTAAACTAATGACAGTGCCTTTTGATGAAAACCCATATTCAGCTATGGCTGCATGGTTTAAGACAGATGAAGGACTTGAGGTTTACAGATCTATAGAGAAAAAGTTCAAATAACAAGTAAGAACTAAAATAAACAAGTAACTATATAAATAAGCATAGTACCGTAACGTATTTAGTAATATAATAAAAGTAAGCATAGCTCTATGCGCTTATTTTAATTGTTAGAGAGTTTACGAAGATATTTTATTTTACTATGCTTAAACCGAAAAGGTGCTTCTCTTATTGGAAGATTACTAAGTATTTTAGTTGAAAAGCAAAAAATGATTTGATTTGTAAATATTACGATAATTGACGCAAGTTAATTGTTTTACTATGTATGATGAAAAATTATTTTAGTTGAGTACGCAAAAAATGAATTGTAATTGGATGAAAAAGGGAAGTACCTTTTTTTATTTTAAAAAAATATTAAAATGGCAATAAACGTAAACACGGTATATACCACAGTTTTGACTATATTAAATAAAGAACAAAGAGGTTACTTAACACCTTATGAATTTAACAATGTAGCAAACCAGGTTCAGTTAGAAGTTTTTGAAAAGTTTTTTGAAGACTATAACCAATACATACGTATGCCAAAAACAAATGTGGAGTTTGCTTCTAGAATGGACCATATAAGAGAAGAGTTTCAAGTATTTGAAAAAACAGATAACGCCTCTAATGACCCAGCTGCTACTACTAATGTTTATGACCAACCAGCTGATTTACATAGGTTTGGTTCTGCATCTTGGAATAAAGGTACTAATTCTCCACCTATAGAGATAGTAAGTAACAGAGATTACAATCAATTAAAACTATCTCCTTTAACACAACCTACAAATAATTTTCCTGTTGCTAAATACCAACAAGACAAGCTGACAGTGTTTCCAAGTCCATCGACTTTTGCAAACACAGATGTTACCTTTAATTATATTAGAAAACCGGATCTAGTTAGATGGGGTTATTACGCTGGTAACTTGGGTCAATTTATATATGATCCTACGGTTTTTGCAGCAAACTCATTAAACAACGGAGGAAGCTTATTAAGTTCTATTAGTCCTAATTTAGACAATACTGCGCCTACATTATCTTTAGCTGAGTATGATGGTAGCTCTGCAGGAGTCACAATAAACTCACCTGGAGGTGGTACAGGTTTAAAAATAAAAATGGAAATAACTTTTGGAAGCGGTATTGTTAATATATTTGTTTCAGATCCGGGAACAGGATATAGCATAGGTGACACAATAACCTTTGCATCGGCTACTTTTGGCGGAGCTATTGATGCTGTGTGTACGTTAGCTGCTGGTAATTTTAATGGCGGTAGTACATATGGTTCAACTAATTTTGAAATAAGTGACTCTATGCAAACTGAAGTTATATTGGAAATATTAAAATATTCAGGAGTTATAATAAGAGATCCACAAATAGTTCAAGCAGCTTCTCAAGAACTAGCTCAAGAAGAAGTAAACTCAAAAAGATAATAAAACATGGGATTAATAACTGAAACAAACGCACAATATTACGCTGGTCAACAAACATTTCCTAATTTAGCAGGTGTAGCAAACCCAACTTTCAATTGTACTTTCGGAGTAGATGTAATCAGCGCTTTTGACAGTACTGGCACTCAAATACATTCTGCTTCTAATTACACTATATACATTAATGACATAGCTTTTGCGGAAGACTTATCTTATGTTTCTGACGCGGCTAACAATGTTATAACACTGAGAAATGGTCCTTATACTACTACTTCTATTCGTATAGAATTAAAACAATCTTCAATATGGGATAACTATGGTAGCTATTCTTACAATAGCTTAACTGATATAGTTAATAACTTTATGGTTGCTTATGTTGGTATGGATAAGTTAATACCAAGATGTAAAAGAACTGATGTTATATTTCATGCTAAAAGAGGTTTGCAAGAGTTTAGTTATGACACATTAAAATCTGTTAATTCTCAAGAGCTAACAATACCACCTAGTTTATCTTTAGCAATACCTCAAGACTATGTTAATTATGTTCAGTTATCTTGGGTTGATAAAACAGGTGTTAAACACATTATATATCCAACTACATTAACTAGTAACCCAACACAACCATTAATTCAAGACGCTACTGGAGATATAACTCAAAACAGTTTTGGAGAAAATTTAGAGTCTCAGCAAGCTATAACAGATACTAGATGGGCTAATAACAATAATTTAGACATAACAGGCCAAATAACAAATGAGATTTTTGAAAACGCGGATGTATATGATTGGTCTTGGTGGAAAGCTGAATTTGGCGCTAGATACGGTTTGCAGCCTGAAGTTTCACAAAAAAACGGTTGGTTTACTATAAACGAAAGAGAAGGTAAGTTTAGTTTTTCAAGTGGTTTAGTAGGTAAGTTGATAATACTAGAATACATATCTGATGGTTTAGCATATGATATGGATACTAAGATACCTAAAATGGCAGAAGATGCTTTATATGCTCATATAATGCATTCTATAGTGTCTACAAGAGCCAATTTTCCAGAATATATAGTTCAAAGATACAAAAAGGAAAGATCAGCTAAACTAAGAAATGCTAAAATAAGATTAAGTAATATTAAACTTGAAGAATTTACTCAAGTAATGAGAGGTAAATCTAAATGGATTAAACATTAAGTATGGCTCAAACTAAAAACACTTTTATAAAATCTAGAATGAATAAAGATCTAGATGAAAGATTAATTCCTAATGGTGAGTATAGAGATGCTTTAAATATAGAAATTAGTCAATCTGAAGATTCTGATGTTGGAACTGTTTCCACCGCTCTTGGTAATGTAAAACTAACAGATTTTGGTTTAACTAATAATTGCGAAGCTAAAATAATTGGTATTTTTGCAGATGAAAAAAATAAAGATATTTATGTTTTTATAACTAATTTTATAGATACTTCTAATAGCAAGTTAGATTTATTTCCAAATGAAAATGCTATTTGTCAAATATGGAAAAGAAATATTGAAACAAATTTAAATACAAAACTTGCAGAAGGTGAATTTTTAAATTTCTCTTTAACTCATGAGATATTAAATATAAACTTACTTGAAGATTTATTATTTTGGACTGATAACAGGAATCAACCTAGAAAAATTAACGTTTTAAAAGCTAATCCAGGGAACTTAGATAGTCCTAATTATTATACTAATGAAGATCAAATATCAGTAGCTAAATATTATCCTTTTGAGCCCATTGAATTATTAGATAATTACATAGTAGATTATACTGTAACAGACAATGGAGGTGGAAGTGTTGTTGATCCAGCTGGTTATTACTTTATACTAGGTGAAATTATACCAACAACTGCTAGTACCGGTGTTGGAACTGGACTAACAGTTCAAATAACTAGTGCTGGTAGTTCTGGGCAATCTCCGCCTGTAGAAGGTGATGGGAATTTAGTTGCTGTAAAAATAATAAACCAAGGTACTGGTTATCAAAACGGTGATATTATAAACATAGCTCCTAAGTCAGGTAGTGCTCAAATAACTTTAGTTGTAGAGTTACAATCTACAATGAAAGACAAATGCAGTGAGTTTCTACCTGAAACAGAATCTTTTACCATAGCAAATGGTTCAACACCTTGGGTTGGAACTATAGAGTCTGGACAACCTTTTGCACCTCAGCCAGGTTTTGGGTCTAATCCTTTTGCTAACTTTGTTGGGTCTTTAGTTAAAATAACAAATTCTGCTGGTGTAGATATAACTCCATCAGGCGCTAGGCTAACTAATGCGGGTTTAGCTCTTGGCACTTTAGTCATGATAATAGAGTGGAAAGATAATCCTCAAACAATAACTACAGGGGTTGGTACAATAATAACAGCTGGCGTTAATCCGGATTACAATGCTAACTGGCCTGGTGATTGTGAATTTTTAAAAGACAAATTTGTAAGATTTGCTTATAGGTTTAAGTTTAATGATAATGAATATTCTTTAATATCACCTTTTACTCAAGCTTGTTTTGTGCCAGATCAAAATGGATATTTTTTATCTAAAACTAGATCTAGAACTACAAATAACTCAACAGTAAATGAAACTATTTATGACTCTCAGTTGGCTTATGAATCTACTGATTTAGAGTTTTTTGAAAATAAAATTAACAGTATTGATTTAAAAATTCCTTCACCTAGATGTTTAAATTCTAATACTGAACTTTTTAGTGAAGTTAATGAAAAAATGCACTTATCTGAAATAGACATAATATATAAAGACGACTCAGAAAATGTTATAAAAGTTTTAGATACTATAACTAAAGAAGGTTTTGAAAGTGTTAATTCAAATTATATTATATATGAATACCAATCAAGAGCACCTAAAAGAGTCTTGCCGGAAGATGAAATAACTAGAGTAAGCGATAAAGTGCCTTTAAAAGCTTTAGCTCAAGAAGTTTCTGGAAATAGAGTTATATATGCCAACTATGTAGATGGACACACAAGCAACAAGTTTCTTAATTATCAAATAGCTGCTGCTGCTAAATCTTTTATAACTGTTCCAGAATCTGGTGTTTTAAACCCTCAGATAAAAAAAGAATACCAAAATCACACTTTAAAACAGAACAGAACCTATCAAGTTGGTATAGTTTTATCCGACAGATACGGAAGACAGTCAGATGTAATATTATCTTCATTAGACAAAGAAAAATCAATTTTATCAGATGTTTCTTACGAAGGATCTACTATTTTTCATCCGTTTTATTCTGCAGGTCCAACATTAATAAATACCTTTTCATCACCACCCTCAACTTGGCCTGGAGACTCTTTAAAAGTTCAATTTAATTCTCAAATACCAGAAAGTATAGGTGAATTAGGTTATCCAGGTCTGTTTACTGATTATAACCCTGCTACCATAAGTAATTTAATATCAAATAGTGGTTATACTAGTGGCCCAGGAATAAATGTTAGTACAACTGGAGGTAGTGGTAGTGGTTTAACTGTAGACTATACTTTATTTAAAGGTAATTCTGGTTATATAGTTTCAGTCACTATTAATAATCCAGGAGTTGGATATGTTAATGGAGATATAATAACAATACCAGGCGCAATTGGTGATGACGCTACTTTCATTTACAACACTAATGTATTTTCTAATCTTACAGGTTGGTACAGCTATAAAATAGTTGTAAAACAACAAGAACAAGATTATTACAATGTTTATTTACCAGGTATAGTTAATGGAGCTATAAATGAAGAAGGTTTGTCTAGTTCCACTAAAGCTACTATAAGCTTGTACAGTGATAACATAAATAAAATACCTAAAGATTTATCTGATGTAGGGCCTAGCCAAACAAACTATAGATCTGATACTAAACTAAGTTTAAGAGTTGAAAATACATCAACTTCTTCTAAACAGTATTACCCAGGTACAGACGTTGAAGATGTTGTCTTGTTATCTGAGTTAACTGATTTAGGTATAGATTTAACTAGAGTTTCAGACGTAGTTAAAGCTAATGGCACAACAACAGAGATACAGTTAGAGAATTTTAGAGAAAATATACAACCAGGTATGAGTATAATAATCACTGATTCTTTTGGAGTTATTACACAACCTTTATCAGCTGGTCTATATGTTGTTTCTTATTACAAAACAAACACCGGTTCTAGTGTAATATTAAACAATGCCGTGACAACTACAGGTGGTGGCGCTCCTGATACTGTAACTTTTGGACCTCCTGGTATAATTTTTAATTCAGGAAATAATCCAATAGTTGGTGTATTATCTACTTCTGACACTATAGGCGTTGCAGAAGAAAATGATTTTTCTACAAAACTAGCTGTGTTTGAAACAAAACCTTCAAAGTCTTTATTAGATATATTTTATGAAACTACATCTGCTGGTCTTATTAGTGAACTAAACAGCGCTGTTTTAGTAGGTACTACAGATACACAGATACCTATAAATATTGCACCTATAATTTTTACTTTAGATGAGTCACAAACAGGAAGTATATCATGTACTAACTCTTTCACTCCAACTAGTGTTGTTAATTCTAACATAACAAGTGTTAATACTACAGGAACTTTAGTTAGCGTTTTTGATGGAAATAATGCAAATAGATTAAATGATTTTGAATTAAATAATAATAATGGTGTTTTCACTATTAAAACTAAAAAAATTGCGGGAAGTGGGTTTTTTGTTAGTTCAGATTCAAATAAAACTTTTTTTAATTTTACTGTTAAATTAAGCTTAAATGGAATTGATGTATTTAAAAGTTTTTCTGGTAGTATAGAAAACAAAGAACCTAGTTATGTCACCCCATTGCCACCATTAAATTATTATATTAATAAGTTTTCAAATACTTTAAAAAATACTGACGGAAGTTTTGCTGTTTTTTCAGCAATAAATGGTAGTGGAGATATTAGCTTAAATAAAAATGAACTTAAATGGACATTAATTTCACTGAAGGCTGTTCAAGGTGCTAATAGACCTTTTAGCCCTATTATACAACTGCAAGACGCAAACGGTAATTGGTTTCATATTGGCTCTGCTGATGCTAACAGTTGGCCTACTATAATAAGACAAGCCGATAGCAGTGGTAATATTACTGATAATTTAGGTGCAGTAGAATCTTATCAAATAGTTTTAAATCGAGAGTATGTTAACACTAGAGCTTTTGTAAGAATATCATCTTTTAATGCAGTCGGGGGTTTAAACTCTACACCTACTACTTCGGTAGATGATGATTCAATACTTGTAAGGGTTAATTCTTTAGACACGATCCTTGGATCTTTACCTTCTATCTCTATTGACCCAGATGGAGATCCAAACCTTTGGCAACAAGTTAAAAACTTTTTTGGTAACAATGCAAATAATGATCCTTTTAACGTTACTGTTAACGTTTCTGCGGCTTTAAATTTTGTAACGTGGAAAGCAGTATTTAAAGTAGAAGATGGCGGCGGAATGAATGCCGGAAATATAACTATAAATATAACTCAACAATAGTTTTAAAGTAATATTAATTAAAAATAAGTGATTATAAAATGGGTGCAATAATAGAAGTGAAATATTTTAATTCATTTTGGGCTAAGCAAGTTCAAGGTAGTTCATCTTACAACGATCCTAAATGGCCTGGCTTAGATTGGAATCCATATGGTTATCCTATTTTTCCTGTAAATGCTACAGACTCTCTTAATAATTTTTATATAGAAGAAGCTAGAATTAAAGGAGGTTTTAACAATGACATGGTTTCACAAGGTGTGAGAGCTTATTTAAATGAAAAAAACCCTGTTCAAAACATTAGAGAATCTTCATTAATATACTCTGGTGTATATAATTCTAGAACAGACGTAAACGAAACAAACGTTTTTTCTGTTGGTAAAACTATAACTAGTAACTTAGATCCAGCAAATGGTAGTATACAAAAACTTTTTGCAGAAGATACTAACTTAGTTATATTTCAAGAAAACAAAGTTAGTAAGTCTTTAATTAATAAAAACACTATATACTCGGGAACTCAAGGAGCCGCTGAAACACCTGACATATTAGTTATAGGTCAAAATGTTCCTTTTCTAGGTAGATTTGGTATTGGCAAAAACCCTGAGTCATTTGCTCAATATGGTTTTAGAAAATATTTTGCAGATCCTATTAGAGGGTCTATTATTAGGCTATCTAGAGATGGTTTAACTGAGATATCTAACTACGGTATGAAAGATTATTTTAGAGACAGTTTAAGTGCTTTAGATCATAATTATAAAACAGAGAATATACAATGGACTTTAGCAGCTAATCCTCCAAGATCTATAAAAGATGGAGAGGAATTACTGGCTGCTAGCCTTAATTTAAGTAATTATACTTTTTTAAGTGCTGGAACAAGCGCTAATATAACTGTTACTTCTAGCAACACAGGTACAGGTGCTGAAGTAACTGTTACTACTGCTTCTCAATCAGTTGTTCAAGTCAATACAACCGCAGTTGGCGGTTCTGGTTATATGGTTGGTGATACCGTTGTAGTAACTGGCGATGGTGTTAACTTTAGTGGTTCAATATCTTTTATTTTAACCTCTAGCGAATTAAATAGTTTGACTGGTGTTCAAAATCCTTTTTATGTACAAGGCGTAAGTAATTGTGATATATTTTTAGGTAGTAAAGTTTTAAACTTAAACTCTAGCAACGTTGCTGTTGATACTGGAGCTATAGTAACTAATACTTCTATTGTGCCTGGATCTGATCCAGTTTTGATAGCTGTAACAACTAACAACTCAATTACTACAGAAAATTCTGGATTTTTTAGTTACGAATATAAAAGTAAAATAGTTGGTGGTTGGGATAATCATAATAGGTATTATACTGTTTCTTTACAGTCCAAGCCGACTTATGTTACTAAAGACACAGACTTTACTACATTGTCATTTGATGATGGTGTTAATGGTTGGGTTAGTAGATATTCTTATAAACCTGGATTTATAACTAGCTTGAAAGGAAGTTATTTTTCTACATATGAAAATTGTATTTATCAGCATTATTTGTCTAACTCTACTAATACTAATTTTTTAAATTATTATGGATTTCTTGGTGATTGTTTTTTAAACTTTACAGTAAACACAAGCCCTTCTGTTAAAAAGAACTTTCAAACTATAAACTATGAAGGTGATAACGGTTGGAAAATTAGTTCAATTATTAGTGATTCAACAAAATATAATAATAATGGTGTAGGCTTTGTTGATTCAGCAAACATAATACCTAGTTTCAACGAGGGGTTATATATAGATCCTAATAGTGGCTATCCACAAAGAGCAGGCTTTAGTAGAAAAGAAAATTTATACGTTGCTAATATAAATAATAAATCAACATTAAGTTTTGAAGAAGTAATAGGTGGAAGTTTTCTTACTGGTATAAAAGGGTATTTAGCAACAGTAGAAATAAGAGTAGACTCATCTACTAATGTTGGTGGACCAAAAGAAATATGGTCTGTAGGAACTACATTTGTACAATCATCTTAAAAAATAAAATATGTTATTAGAAATATTAGAAACATTTAATTATGAACCTCAATTAGCAATGCCTTTACCGCTTTTAGCTATAGCTGCGGTTGGTGCTGCTGGTCAAGTTGTGTCAGGCATAATAGCTAGCAATAAAGCTAATAAAGCTAAAACCGATGCTAAAATACTACAAGATCAACTTACAGACTTAGAAAACTCTAGACAGGATATTTACAATGCTAGTCAAGATATAAAAGATTTAGCTGGCCAAATAACTAATCCTTATGCTAACCTACCAGTTGCTACTCAAGCTGCAGAAATGCAAGCTGAACAAGCTGATTTGGCTTTAGCAAATACTTTAGATTCTATGCAAGCTGGAGGTTTTGGAGCTGGTGGAGCAACAGCATTAGCACAGGCAGCAGCTAGAAGTAAAAGAGGTATATCAGCTAACATCGAACAACAAGAAGCTAGAAATAATCAATTAAAAGCTCAAGGTGAAATAAGTGTACAAAATCAAAAGTTATCACTAGAGCAAGCTGCTATTGGAGCTGAACAACAAGCTTGGCAGCAACAAGAAAACAGAGAGTTGATGCAGTTAGACAGGACTCAAGCTTTAATAGATAATCAAATGGCTCAACAAATGCAATACCAAGCAGATGCTATGGGTGCTTTTACTGGAGCTGCAGGAGGTTTAATGCAAATGGGTATTGCTGGAGCTGGTAATATAGATCCAGTTACTCAGCAAATAAATGCTTTAAATAGACAGCAAAGAAAAAACACAAGACAAAGTAATAGGATAATTAAAAGAAATGCTAGAATAGATAGTAGACCTGCTTTTTGATAGTAAAAATTAATTAATAATATGGGAACATACAGACAACCAAGTCAAATAATCGATAAAAGTTTTAATACTTTAAATCAGGGTTTACAAAACGTTAATCAGCAAATAGGTAATGAGCTTAGGTTTCAAAGAGCTCAAGAAATAGCTAGAGCTAAAGAAGCTAAAAAAGAGCAAGAAAAAAAAGATAAAGAATTAAAAGACTTAAAAAATAGACAACAAGCAGCTGTAGATGGTTATCAAGTTAATATAGACAATTGGGAAGGTATTAATCAAAAAAGAACTGATGATTGGGGACAAGAAGCTGTTAGTATTCAAAATCAATTAAAAAACAATGCTCAACATTATTTAGATATAATGGGTGATAATTTACCAGATACAGAAGCTTATAGAGCAGCTGAAAGAGCTATTAAAAACATGATAACTCAATATCCGGTTATGGCAGCTTTATTAAATGGTGAAGCTAAAGAAGTTGAAAACGCTTATGTTAATGGAGAGTGGATTAAAGAAGGCAATGATGGTGCTATACTAAACAGTGATGATCCTTTACATGCTACTAAAAAGAATATGTTATTAGATATTGCCAAAGGATACAATCCTGAAAGGTTTCAAGTTATAGGTACACCATCTGGTTTTGACATTACTTATACAGGTGCAGATGGCAAAGAGTTTAATCTAAATGCAAATGATTATAAAAGTTATAAAGAAGGTGGTAATGATTTAGTAAGTACAGTAAACGGTAAAGAGTTTGATACTTTTATAGGTGGTATTTGGGGAGAATTAAAAGAAGATTGGAAGCCAGTTCAAACAAAAATTATTGATTACAGAGAAGAATTAAACGAAAAAGGCAAACTTGAAACTATAAAATTTACTGATGTTGAAAATAGTTACATTCAGGCTAGAAAAAATGTTAATGAAACTTTGGATGACTGGTTTAATAAAGGTGCTAGATTAACACAGTCTGAATGGCAAATGCTGGGTGGAAAAGGTGTTTATAGTCCAGATAAAAATAATGAAGAAGCAAAAAAACTTTTAATTAAAAAAATTGAAAACAAATACTTAAAAGAAGAAGACAACTACACTCTAAGTGAAGAAGAAATAAGAAAAGGTGGAGGTAATAGTGTAAAAGGTGAAGAAACAAAAGTAGTAAGTTATGATACAATAATAAATGATGCTACAGCTTTTGAAAAAGCTCTTAAAAATCCTAATAGAGTAATTTCTACAGGCGAAGAGGTTAAACCGGGAGACGTTGAATCAGGTAAAGCTCAAAGACTTAGTGATACTGAAGCTAAACTTAAAGTCAAATTAACAAATGATTTAAAAAGTAGATTTGAAGGAAGCGGATTTGCAACAGGTTCAGGAACTAAAATAATACAAGATATAAAAATTAAATACAAAGATGGCAAGTTATTGTTCTTCCCTCAAGTTAATTATGCTGCAGCAGGCAGCGATGAGGATTTAAAAACCCTTAAAGAATACTCTTCAGGTATACCTATTACAAATGAAAGATTATTAAAGTTTGAAAAACAAATAAAAGAAATAGCTAAAGACTCCGTAGTTTCTACAGGTGTTGGAGCTAAGTTTAATCAATAAATTAAATAATATATGAATCCAGAAGCTCTACAAGCAGCCTTCCAGTTATTCGTTGATACAGGTTATAATGGTACATCAGAAGACTTTGTTAATTTAATAAATACTAATGAAGAAGCTTTGAAGGCATCATTTAATCAATTTGTTGAAACAGGTTATAATGGTTCTGAAGAAGACTTTAAAAATTTAGTAGGTGTTTCTGGCGAAATAACAAAACCTAAAAAAGAAAAAGAAGAAATTATCCCTAAAAAAGAAGAAATTATCTCTGAAGTAGAAACTTTTGATTGGAAGCCTAGCATGTCTGCTAAAGAATATGAAGCTCTTCCACTGATGGATAAAGAAAGAGCTAATTGGGAAAAATTTAAAGAAATAGAATTAGGAAAACAAGAAATACAAGTTGTAGAACCAGATGTTACAGTAGATACAGATGCTTTTTCTAGCTTAGAAGACATACCAGATTATGAAGGTTTGACTCAAGGTACTAGTCTAGCTCCTGACAAGGATGGATTATACAATGTTCTCATAGAAGATGTAGTCAAAACTATATCTACACCAAGCTTTCCAGGAGAACCTAGTTTTACTAGTGGTGATAAAGTTATAGATAAGCGTAAGGCTAATAAAGAAGAAATGGAAGTGTTGCTTCCTGTTATGGATGCTTTACAAAAAGAAGCTTTTAAAAATCTACAAGATTATGGATTTAGTAATGAAAATGCTTTAGGCTCTGATACTTATACTATATCTACAGAGCAACATGCTGTAATAAAAGATAGTATTTATGATAAATTTGTAAAAAAAGCAGGTATACCTATTGATAAAGGTTCTTTTGATTTTTTATATAATGAAACTATTGTAGATAATAAAGACCAAGTAGAAAGAGATTATAAATCAAATAGAATAAGACCTGAGTCTACTGAAGTTTCACCTGAGTTTAAGGAGATATTTGTTTTAGAAGCTGACAAAGGCAAAAGTGAAGTAGAACTTGCTAGTGATAGTTTAAAAGCTAAACAATTTGAAATAACTAAAGAATTAAACAATATAAATAATGTTTTAATTCCTCAAGCTGTTAATAGAACAGTTGATAAAGATGAATCTTCTACAAAAAGAAATCGTCAGCTAGACGATTTAAACAAAAGAAAGATAGAACTAGAAAACGATTATAAAGATCTTGATAAAGCTATAGAGCAAAATGCTACAAGTACTAAAGTAATAGGTGGTTGGATGCCTGGAGATCCTTTATCTTTCCAAGGAAAACCTAGAACTTACAAGGAAATAAACGAAGAGTTAAACTCTAAGTTTTTTAATATGCAAGGTAGAAGTAAAGAGTCTACAAAAAAATTAAATAAAGTATCTCAAGATGTTGAGAATACAGCAGGTGTTAGGGCTCAAAACTTAATAAATGAAAACCCAGCTTTATCTCAAAGAGAAGCTGTAGAGCAATTGTTTAACGATGAGCTTTTGTATTTACAACAGTTTGAAGCTGATGGTAGAAATAGTTTTGTTAATTTAAAATTTACACCAGAGCAACTTTCAGGTGGTAATCCAATGGGAGCAAAAGTGTTAAGAGCTTTAGACGCAAATGGACTAAAAGATAACATAGATAACAACGGTAATATAAATATATCTCTATATGATTTAAGAGCTGCTGGTATTGATTCTAGAAACTTTGAAGGTTACTTTGATGAATTAGCTAATTTAATAAGTGATAAAGATCTTAACGCTGTTAAAATGTACAATGAAGAGGTTGATGAAGTAACTGTAGCAGCTAGAACTTTTAGAAATTTAGCTATAAACAACGTAGATGTTGGAGCTATAGAAAAACCTGATGGTTTTGTTAATCTTCTACAAACTGGAGCTGTTGCTACTTTGGAAACTTTAGGTATGAACAAGAGTGAAGCTGAAGAATTTTTAACAGGTACAACTGAAGGGACGGCTAGAACTCAAATAGATAATTTAGATAGAGCTATAAAAACTGCTAATAACACACCTGATATACAAGCATCAATGGGTGGTAAAATAGAATTAACAGAAGATCAGAAAGAAAACATATCTATGAGCATGACAGAAGAAGTTACTTCTGGAATAGGTGGTTTTGTGCCTGACTTAATGATATTAGGCGCTACTGGAGGCGTTATGAATGCTATGGGTTATGCTAAGTTAATTAGTAAAATGTCACCTATGGCTAAGTTTATAACCGGAGCTGTTGTTGAAGAAGCTAAGATGCAAACAATACTAGATATGAAACCTGGTGGTGGTGCTACTTTTTATACTTTAGGTGCAGCAACAAGCGGTATAAAACTTAAAGGGGCATTCGCGTGGTTAGATCCTTTGTTTCAAAAAGTTATAAAAGCCGGACCAATTGGAGCTATATCAGCTGAAGGAGCTGGAGTTGCAGAACTAGCTTATGAAAGCTTTATGGGTGATAAAAACTTTAAAGCAGAGTTCGATGAGATGTATAAAGACTTTAGCACAGTATCAAGAAGAGCTATTGTTAATAGTATGGTCTTTGGTTTAACGGGTTTTACACACGTTAAAAGAGGGGACTTCATGACTACTCAAAGAAAGTATGAAGTTATTTCTGAATTAAAAAACGAAGTTAATAACTTGATGGGGCAAAAGTTAGACTTTGTTGATGGTTTTTCTAGTGAATTAAAAGTAGATAAAGATGGTGTTGTAATTCCAGACCAATTAAAGCCTAAAAAACAATTTAAAGATTTATCACCAAAAGATCAAAAGAAATTTGCAGAGTATACTCAAAGAATACAAACTTTAAATCAAGAGATACAAGCTCAAACTATGCATCATAAGTTAGATCCTAATTCTAAAAACTTTGAAAAAGACTTTGATAAAATGATTACAGAGCCTATGAATAGAGCTATGAAATCTCTTGTACCAAATTTTGAAGGTGTTAAAGTTAAGTTTGGTAGAAGAAGCGATCCTAAAACTCCTATGTTTAAAAAGAACTTTGACAGTGCAGAAAACACTGCTCAGTATAATCCTAAGACAAAAGAAATGTTTTTTGACTTAGATGCTTATACGGCTGGTAAACCTCCTCATGAATTTACACATGTTGCTTTAAACGCTTATCTTGAAGCTAATCCTGGTATGAAATTAAACTTTACTAAAAACTTAGGTAAAGTATTTGAAGGATTTGACTTTGGTGAATTTGAAGGAACTGAGCTAGCTAAAAGAATTAAAGAAAGATATAATATAGATCTTAGAACATGGAAAGGTAAGAACTTAGCAGCTGAAGAATACTTAGCTTTTATGGGTGAATTTTTAGCTGATCCAAAAGTTTATTACAGCAACCCAGACTTAGCATCTACTTTCATGAATCAAGTTAGATTAGAAGTTAAAGACTTTCTTGTTGAGGCTGGCTTAAAAACACCTAATGTTAAAACAGCTAAAGATGTAGTTCAACTACTAGGCATGATAGGTGAGAAAACTAGAATGGGTGGAAGGTTTGAAGTTAAAATGCAAACACTTGCTAAGTTAGATGAAATAGATGTAATAGGCGCAGAACTAGTTAAAGCCAATAGAGAAGCTGAAGGTAAAAAAGTAGCTTCTAAAGATTTAACAGAAGATATTAAAGTTACAGATCTTAAAGCTAACGTTAAAAGTATATCTAAAGAAAATGTAAATAAAGCTAAAAAAACAGTTCAAAAACTAGTTGAAAAAGCAGGTGGAGATATAGATAAAAATCTAACTAAAAAAGAAAAAGATATATTTAATAAAGAGATAGAGTTCATGTCCTTAGACGCTTTAGGCTTTAGAAAAGATATTGGAATACCTGGAAAAGTTAAAATACCAGCTTCAGAAGCAATATCTTATGCTAATCAGTTTTTACCAGGTATATTAAGAAGATATAAAAAAACAGATGCTAGTGGTAAAACTAGACAGTTTTCTACATTATTTTACAGTAACATAAAACCAAAAAGACAAGCCTTTTATGGTAAACAAGAAAAATTAAGCGAATTAGGAAAGCAGGAAAGACTAAGTGATGTAGATACAGAAGGAAGAGAAAAGCGTGATATAGTTTCAAAAGAAGCAACGCCAGAAGAAGCTATTATAGCTTCAGAAGAAAGAAAAGCTAAAGTAACTCCAAAGTCTAAAATAACTAGAGACTTTCCAGAGATATTTACTGAAGATTTAAAAAATGAAATTGATAAAGGCTTATTAGAAATATTTGAAGGAGAAATACCAGGTGTCGAAACAAAAGAATTTAAAAGCTTTATAACAGAAGCATCGAGAAGTAAGTTAACTAATAAAGTTAAAAAAGCTTTAGGCGGAGGTAAAAACTATGAATTTTCTATTAAGAAAATGTCAGAAAAAATGAAGGAAACTTTAGATCCTAGATTCTTTGTTAGATTAGAAAGTCAAACCAAACCTGAAAATAGAATATTTACCAAACCACCTAGGCGTTTAACTAAGCAAGCTGAAATTGATGCAGCTATGCTTAACGATAAAGTGTATGTGGAAAATACTGCTCAAGGCGTGAATATATACGAGTTTAAAGATTTTACTCCAAAACAATTATCAGATTATATATTAGCGCCAACTATAAGTCCTACCACCGGAGCTAAGAGTGGATTAAGAGGTACTAGAAAAACAGCCTTTGCAGAAGGTTTAGTTGATAGATTAACTAGAGATGCTACTCCACAAAACTTAAAAAGAATAGGTAAAGAACCTAAAGAGATAGCTGAAATAAGTAAGAAAATGCAAGTTGATCCGTCAACTACAATGGCTTCTAAAGATTTAACAAGAAAATACAATACAGAAAATCCAAATAAAAAAGTATCAGAAAAAGAAGTAGAAAAAGTTATTGGTGAGTTTTTAAAGGGTGGAAAAGAAATGGAGGAAGCAGCTATAAACAATCCAGAGCTTGGAGAGTTTATTAACGATACTTACTTTAATGTTTTAGAAGGTTCGCAGCCAAAAGTAAAAAGCTCTGGCTACATTAACCAAGTTAGAAATAAAGTTTTAAATAAAGAAAATTTAAATGCAATATCTAAAAACCTTGATGTTCCTGTAGAAACTTTAAAACCTATATTAGAAAAAATAGTAAATCAAGAAAGTTTCTTCTATACGGAAGATAAATTACCTCAAGTAAGACAACAAGAACTTTTAGAATTTCAATCAAGTATTATAGATTTTGCTGAAAATACTTTTCCAAAAGAAATTATTGATGCTTTAACAAGTAAGCAAATAGAACAGCTTGTTGGATACGCAGAGAAAACATCTGGAAAAGGTGGAGAGTCTAAAGGAATTATTGATGCTTTAAAAATAGATAATCAAAGTTTTAAAAAAGGCCTTAAAAACAACAAAAGTTTAAAAGAAAACAAAATATTATCTAATGAAACGAAAGAACTTATAAAAGATGTTGATTGGAAAAGTATAAAAGTTCAAAATGTAACCGGTCAATTTAAAAGTTACAATGAAAAATTAAGAAAAGGAGAATTAATAACTAAATCAGAAAAAGAAGCGGCTTATCCTAAGATAGACGCAGAAAATTATAGAAAAGCTCAAGAAGCAATATCTGCAATGAAGAAAGACTATTTAAATTCCAAGAAAAATAATTTAAAAAGTCTAGAAAAAGGAATTAACTTTATATGGAACCTAGGAAGAGCTAATACTAGTATGATAGCTGGGCAAAGAGGTTTAATACCAATGGAATTTGTTTATAGACCTGAAGGTTTTCAAACTATGGATAAAAGAAATCCTTTATGGAAAAAAGCATATGATAAAGCAGTTGAAGAAGCTAAATTAAATCCTAAAAAATTAATTAAAAAAGTTGGTCCAGATTATACTTTAGATCAGTATGCTACTTGGAAAGCTAACGAGTTTGCTAAAATGAAAGGAGAGCATTTTAATCCAAGTGCTGGAGAGTCAGCTTCTGAAGTATTAGGCATTTTAAAAGGTGAGTTTGAAGCTCGAACAAGTGAAAGTATTCTTAGCAATGTACAAGGTTTAATACCTAAAGGTTTATTAAACAAAGTAGATGCTGCTTTTGGCCCTACAGCTAGCTATGGTACAAAAAGATTTGCATTAAAAGAATTAAAAGATTATTTAAAAGAAACTGTAAATAGTAAAGGAGAAAATTTATATAATATAGTTTTAGAACAAGCTAGAAATGAAATATTAAGTACTGAAGGTCTTAAAGAATTATTTACTAATAAAAAAAGCATAGATAATATAAACATTGCTACAGAAGTTTTTAAATACGCAATTAATCCAACTACGGCAAATAAATTGCTTTTAGAAACAGCAAAAAATAATTTAAAAGCAAATACCGAAGTAAGAAATCAAAATATAGAAGTAGCTAAGGAAGCTTCTATGGCTAGTAAAGATTTAACGCAAAGTGAAATGCTTAATGAGCTTAACAAAAGAGATAAAGCTTTTAGATTAGCTAATGAGCGTGATAAAACTATTAAGAAGGCTAGAGTATTTGATTTTGACGATACTATAGCTAGGAGTAAAAGTAAAGTATTCGCAGAGAGAGATGGTAAAAGAAAAACGCTAACAGCTGAGGAGTTTGCTAAACAAGGTGAAAAACTAATTTCAGAAGGCTGGAAAATGGATTTTACAGATTTTAACAAAGTTGTTGAAGGCAAGAAAGGTCCTTTGTTTGATTTAATCAAAACAATGAAAGAAGCTAAAGGTGAAAGAGATATATTTATTCTTACAGCTAGAGCACCTGAATCTCAAAAAGCTATTTATGAATTTATGAAAGCTATGGGTGTTGAAATACCTTTAGAAAACATAACAGGTTTGGGTAAGTCAAGTGGCCAAGCAAAAGCTGATTGGATAATAGACAAAGCTTCTGAAGGTTACAATGATTTCTTTTTTGCAGACGATGCGCCACAAAATGTTAAAGCAGTTCAAGAAGGTATGTCTCGTCTTGATGTTAAATCTAAAACTCAATTAGTTAAAGCTTCTAAAGATTTAAAAATAGACTCTGAAAGAGATAAGAAAAAATTAAATTGGAAAACAGATGAAGCTGGTAATATAAAAACTACTTTTGAAGTAGCTGGTAAAAAATATAATTTTAATTTAGATGCTAGAGATAATAAAGGAAGTTTTGATGTAGAATTTAATTTAGGCGGTAGAATAGACATTACTGGCACTGGCAATGCTGTTAAAGTTATTAGAACTGTTTACAACGGCTTGTTAGACGCTGTTAGCAAAAACCCTAAAATAAAAAGACTTGAGTTTTCTTCTCTTAAATCTGAGCAAAGTAGAGTTAAACTATATACTACATTGATGGACAGAGTTGCTAAAAAACTAGGCTGGGAAACAGATGTATGGGAAAGCAATGACTTTATAACACCAGAAAAAAGTAGCTATGATTTTGAAATAACTAAGCCAAGAAAAAAGCAAGTAGCTTCAGTTGAAAAAGTATTAGATGTTATAGATGTTAAATCTAATACTCAAAAAAATTTAGCATCTAAAGATTTATCTAGGGAGTTTAATAACTTAATAGAAGAGTCGACAGGTATTGGCGCAGAAAAAGTATTTTCAGATGTTAAAGCACAAGTAAGAGGCGCTAAAGCTAAAAGACAAAGGTTTTTTATACCGCCATCAGCAGAAGATATGCTAGGTCTTGTTTATACAACTTTAGGTAAAGGTAAAAAAGGTGAAGCTCATTTAAAATTTTACCAAGAAAACTTATTTGATCCTTACACTAGAGCTATGGAAAACTTATCAACTGATAGGGTTAATTTAATGGCAGACTTTAAAGCTCTTAAAAAACAATTAGACGTACCTAAAGATTTAAGAAAAACAACTGAATCAGGTTTTACAAATGAGCAAGCTGTAAGAGTTCATTTATGGAACAAGATGGGTGAAAAAATACCTGGATTATCTAAATCAGATCTAAAAGAATTAAACGATATAGTAGAAAAAGATCCTAAGTTACAAGCTTTTGCAGATCAAATATTATCTATAACCAAAGGAGATGGTTATTCTAAACCTAAAGAAAACTGGGCTGTTGGGACTATAACTACAGATTTAGTGGACGTACTTAACACTAAAAAGCGTGGTAAGTATTTAGAAACATGGAAACAAAACAAAGACCTTATATATTCTAAAGAAAATTTAAACAAGCTAGAGGCAGCTTATGGGCCTAAATACAGAGCTGCTCTTGAGAATTCGTTAAGACGTATGGAATCTGGAAGCAATAGGCTTGGCGGAGGTAATAGATTAAGTAATCAAGTTTTAGATTATATAAATAATTCTACAGGAGCTATAATGTTCTTCAACGCTAGATCAGCAGTACTTCAAACAATATCAGCTGCTAACTTTATAAACTGGGGATTTAACAATCCTTACAAAGCTGGTAAAGCATTTGCTAATCAACCTCAATATTGGAAAGACTTTGTTGAGTTAATGAACTCTGATTATTTAAAAGACAGGCGTAATGGTCTTAAACTTAATATAAATGAATCTGAAATAGCTAACGCTGCAAAAACTAGCGGCAACAAAGCTAAAGCTGCTTTGAATTATATACTTGAAAAAGGTTATTTACCTACTAAATACGCTGATAGCTTTGCTATTGCATCTGGTGGAGCTACATTCTATCGTAACAGAATTAATGATTTAATTAAAAATGAAGGTAAAACAGAAGCTGAAGCTAAAGAAATAGCTATGAAAGAGTTTAGACAAGTATCTGAAATGTCTCAACAGTCTTCTGATCCATCTAAAATATCTCAACAACAATCTAGTGACTTAGGTAGAGTTGTATTACAATTTGCTAATACGCCTATGCAATATGCTAGAATACAAAAAAGAGCTGTTCAAGATATTGTTAATGGCAGGGGTGATTTAAAAACTAATATAAGTAAGATAGCTTATTATGGATTTTTACAGAATATGTTATTTAATGGATTACAACAAGCTGTCACTAGTTTAGGTTTTGGTGACGAAGAAATGACTGATGCTGAAGAAAAGAAATTAATAAAAGCAGCTAACGGAATGTTAGACTCTTCACTTAGAGGATTAGGTATGGCAGGTGTTACTGTTCAAGTTCTTAAAAACTTAGGTATAGACATATATGACAGATCTAAAAGAGATCGTCCTGAATTTACCGACTCTTACAAAAAGTTATTAGAATTTTCTCCAGCTATAAAGAGTAAATTAGGTAAATTTCAATCTGCTGCATACCCATTTGACAATAAGAAAAGAAGAGCAGAAGTATTTGAAAAAGGATTTAGCTTAGATAATCCAGCTTATGAATCTATGGCCAAGGTAATAACAGGTACTACTAACTTACCTTTAGATAGGTTATATAGCAAAGTTAATAATTTATCTGCAGCTATGGATGAAGAGACTGAAACATGGCAATCAATTGCTATGATACTAGGCTGGCCAGAATGGCAAATAAAAGGTAAACAAAATTATGTTGAATCACCTGAAGTTAAAAAGAAAAAATCTTTAGAAGATACATTTTTATAGGGAACAAAAAATACTGGGCACCATACCCAAAGTTCCTGTAACCAAAAAGGGGAAGTCGTAATGACCTCCCCTTTTATTATTTTAACTGTTACAGTATTCACAAATACCGCCTAGACATAGTCCGCACATATCATTTTATTTTAAAATTTATAACTAATTCCTACAGCTACAAAAAATCCTCCACTAGCTATTGCTAATGTATTAGGATTTAAATTGAACTGTGGTGCGTGTGGATGCCACAACATATATGAAGTCCCAGCTGTCATCAAACTAAGACCTCCAATTAAAGCTAATCGTTTCATTTATATAGGTTTATATTTAAAGTTTTTCACAATGTATTCTGATGTTGGATGGTTTTTTATATCAACATCTGCATCTACATGAGCATTTATTTTAACGTTCATAGTCTTTCCATGATACTCTGATAGAACTTTTTTATCTGTTATAGTTCTAACTATTCTACCATTGTATGATATTTCAATAATATCTTTAGTCCATAAACATCCAAATTTATTAAAATGTTTAGATGGGTTTTTCCAGCCTAGCCAATGCGTTTTAGCGCCTAAACTATAGTTGTCAGGTTCTTTTCCACAATGAAAGTTTGTTTCTACTTTCCAAAAACCTAATGGATTTTTAATATCAAAATGAAAAAAGTTTTTATTATTTCTTGAATAAGCTTCAAAAACATCTATTTCAGGTGGCCAACTTTGATCTGGACTCATCCAAAAAGCAGGCCATAAGTTCTTGCCAGTAGGTAACTTAGCTTCAAGTTCGAAATAACCATATCCAAATTTTTCTTTACAAGATACTAGACCTACGCCTATTGGTATTTCTATATCTGGATTTTTAAACTTTTTTGGATTGTATTGGGTTTTTAATATCAACTCATCTTTATCATTTATATCTATTGCTGTTCTATCGTAATAGCAATAGGTTTTATTAGGATGATATACACCCCATTTTTCCCTTGGTAGCCAACTATAGTTAGCCCATTTTATATTTGCCATATTATTTTATTTTATTTCACAATTATCACCTGCACAAGCTAATTCTCCCGCAAGATCTGTTTCATCTTCTGTTTCAACAATCTTGCTAAGGTCAATATCCTTTAAATATGTCATTGCCATATCATATTGTACTTTGCTTATGTCTTCAAATGGTGCTTGAGTATACGTACCTCCATCATAAGGTAGTACAGATAAACCATTGTAATGATCTCTATTTTCCCACATCCATTTGCCTGCTTGATCCCATTCTGTTTGTTTTAAACTAACGGTAGCAGATACATTATGAGTATTAGATCCTTTTCTATGGCCAGGCTTAACCCACTCAGTAGCTACTTTTTTTATTCTTTCAAGTAAATCAAATGGTGATTCATGTCTTAATATAGAATCTTTAGGCGCTTTCTGTGGTATACTAATTACAGCGGTATCGTGAGGTCTGAAAAATTCATCTTCAATTAACTCAGGATGGTTAGCAGATAAATACTTATACATAGATTCGTTTTTACCAACTCTAATCCTACGCGTATAATAATCATTGTGCCATGCATGAATACCAGACGAAGTTCCTAATGCCAGAGATGTCGTCCCAGCAGGCTTC